TACCCAAGACTGAACAACAGAAAATCAAAGAACTCAAAGAACTCCTGATAAACAGTGCTGGTTCTAATGTCGTCATCAAAGCAGTTGAGATTGCCATGAATGACGAACACCCTGCTCAAATGGCGGCACTCAAACTCTGTATGGACAGAATGCTCCCTGTCTCCCTGTTTGAAAAAGAAGGAAAACAACGCTCCTCAGTCAACATCACCATCTCAGGCATTGGTGGTGTCAGTATTGGGGAAAACCCTGTCCTAGAAGCAGAAGATGTAGAGGTTAAAGATGACTGATTGGCTAAATGAATACCAAAAATTTTCTGCGACTCCTTGGAGTCCTACTACACTAAAACCAGAGGAAGAACAGCAGTTTCGCAGTTGGTTACAAGGAACTCAACTGTTTAACTCTATCAAATCAGACATAGCCGCTGAACAAAAACTGCCTGTAGAAAAGTTGGACAACCAACGAGTTACAGAGATGATTCTTCAATCTCCTGACTATGACTACAGGGGAGCATGGAAAGCAGGGATAAAAGAAACCATCAGCCCTTATGACGGCAAACCTCACTTCCCATCGTCTACCAAAACAGGAAAAATGCTAAAAGACCCAAGTCATCCCACAGCATGGAAAGAATTTTTTATGCGTCAGTATGGCGCAGACCCTGATGCAATGGGACTTGACACTGTAGAAAAAGCCAAAAACTGGAGTCTTTCAACACAAAAGGTAGATACCCCGTTTTACAAAGACCCCTTCTCAATTCCAGACTACAGCATCGAATAATGTCCGACCTAAACTTCAGTCTCCTCCCTTGGCAACAAGAAGTCTTTGCTGATAAAACAAGGTTCAAAGTCATTGCCGCTGGTCGCAGATGCGGTAAGTCACGCCTCTCAGCCGTTACCCTCCTGATTGAAGGACTGCAATGCACTGCTGGCTCGGCTGTCCTCTATGTTGCGCCTACCAATGGTCAGGCAAGACAGATTATTTGGGATGTTTTGATGGAGTTGGGCAGAGATGTTATTCAATCTAGCCACATCAACAACATGGACATCACCCTGATAAACGGAGCAAAAATCTATGTTAGAGGTGCAGATCGCCCAGATACTTTGCGAGGAGTGTCACTCACCTATGCTGTGCTTGACGAGGTTGCCGACATCAAACCAGAAGCTTGGGAGCAAGTCATTCGAGCTTCGCTGTCAGACAAAAAAGGTCGGGCAATGTTCATCGGAACTCCCAAAGGTCGTAACTTTTTCTATGACATTTTTAAACTTGGAAGATCAGAAGAAGACAAAGATTGGAAATCTTGGCACTTCACCACCAAAGATAACCCCCTGATCGACCCTTCTGAGATTGAATCTGCCAAGAAAACCCTCTCTACCTTTGCTTTCAAGCAAGAGTATATGGCTTCCTTTGACAACGCTGGCTCAGATGTCTTCAAGGAGGAATGGCTGAAATATGGGACTGAGCCAGAATACGGCTCATACTACATTGCTGTGGACTTGGCTGGTTTTGAGGAAGTTGCCAAACAAGCCGCCAATTCCAAGAAAAGGCTAGATCAGACGGCTATCTCTGTGGTCAAGGTAACAGACGATGGGAAATGGTTTGTCAAAGAGATTGCCTATGGGCGGTGGGACATCAGGGAGACAGCCGCCACGATTCTGCTGAAAATGCGGGAATATCGGCCTTTGTCGGTGGGAATCGAGAGGGGGGCGTTAAAAAACGCAGTTTTGCCGTATTTGAGTGACTTAATGCGAAAAAATAATGTATATTCGCACATAGTTGACTTAACGCATGGCAACAGGAAAAAGGCTGACAGGATTATCTGGAGTCTCCAAGGGCGGTTTGAGCATGGGCGCATTGTGCTGAACTCTGAGGAAGATTGGGATGAATTCAAAGACCAACTCTTAATGTTTCCAGCCCAAGGCGTACACGATGACTTACCCGACTCTTTGTCATACATCGACCAACTTGCTGTCACTACATACTTCGAGGAAGATCAAGAAGATGAGTGGCAACCACTAGATGTAATATCGGGGATATAAATGGACAAGTACTTGACTAGGGTTTTGCAACTGGCATCTGAGAATCCAGAATATCAAGCCCTGTCTAACTATTTGATGAGCCGTAGAGCTTTCCCTGAGATTCAATATAAACCAAATCCTTCAAATACTTTTGGCTCTTTTAGAGAGGGTGGACTTTTTTCAGGTGTCAATCCAAGAGGATTAGTACGGTTAAATGCTCAACCAGAATCTACTGGAGCAGAATACATGACACCTACCCTTACGCATGAACTTACTCATGCTACAGAAGAACAACTTATTCGTCAATATTACGAGTTAAAAAATAAACCAACAAAAACTGATTTGGAAAAACAATTCATGAACAATTTCCAAAAAATTGTAGGTTCAAGTGAGCCACAAATTAGAACCCAAATTCAACAACTCTCTCCTGAATTTTCTAATCGAAACTCAAATTACAGAACAAGTTCAACAGAGGGATTAGCTTTTGGAGTTCAAAATTCTGCGTACCCAGAAAATATTTTTATCAACAAAGCACCTTCTCATGTAGACCCAACTATTGCAACTCAACTGATGCTACTATTAGAACAAGCTCAAAGGGTGCAAGATCAACAACCACCCAAAGGTAGATAAATATGGCAACAGACAAACTTGAACAAAACGAATTTTATGAGCCGACTGAGGCTGATAAAGAATTGACAGATTTTGTCACTGACCATTGCCAACGCTGGCGTGATTACCGAGACACTAACTTCCTCCCTGATTGGCTAGAGTACGAACGCATCTTCCGAGGTCAATGGGCTTCTGAAGACAAGACCCGTGAGTCTGAGCGTAGCCGTATCGTCACCCCTGCTACACAACAAGCCGTTGAGACTCGTCATGCCGAGATCATGGAAGCTATCTTTGGACAAGGCGAGTTCTTTGACATTGAAGACAATATTCAAGATGTGAACGGCAACCCCATTGATGTTGAGATGATTAAGGCTCAACTGATGGAAGACTTCAAGAAAGACAAGATTCGCAAATCCATTGACCAAATTGAGTTGATGGCTGAAATCTACGGCACAGGCATTGGCGAGATTATTGTCAAAACTGAGAAAGAGTTTGTTCCTGCCACACAGCCCATCCCCGGTCAGCCCGGTCAAGCGGCAATTGGCGTGATTGAAAGAGACAGGATTGCTGTCAAGATCATGCCTGTCAATCCTAAGAACTTCCTCTTTGACCCCAATGGCACATCCATTGATGACTGCATGGGCGTGGCTATCGAGAAATATGTCTCAATCCACAAAATTGTGGCTGGTATTGAGAAGGGAATCTACCGCAAAGTAGACATCACACCTACTTATGAAGATACTGACCTTGAGCCTACCCAAGAGGTGAGTCAGTATCAGGATGAAAAGGTACTTTTGCTGACCTACTATGGCCTTGTGCCTCGTGAGTACCTCAATAACATGAAGGAAAACAAGGAAATCGTAGAGTTATTTCCTGAAAACTCAGTCGCTGAAGACTACACAGACATGGTTGAAGCCATTGTCGTGATTGCCAACGATGGTTTGTTGCTCAAGGCTGAGGAAAACCCTTATATGATGAAGGACAGACCCGTCTTGGCATACCAAGATGACACTGTTCCTAACCGTTTGTTGGGTCGTGGCACAGTGGAAAAAGCATTCAATATGCAAAAAGCCATTGATGCACAGACTCGTAGCCACTTAGATTCACTTGCATTGACCACTTCCCCCATGATTGCAATGGATGCAACACGGTTGCCAAGGGGTATGAAGTTTGAGATCAAGCCAGGAAAAGCAATCCTCACCAATGGCGCACCCAGTGAGATTCTTTACCCATTCAAGTTTGGTCAAAGTGACCCCAACAACCTAGCCACTGCCAAAGAATTTGAGCGTATGTTGCTCCAAGCCACTGGAACACTGGACTCTCAAGGCATGGTCAGCCAATCTGCCCGTGATGGTGGTGGTATGTCGATGGCTGTTGCCTCCATCATCAAGAAATACAAGCGTACTTTGGTGAATTTCCAAGAAGATTTCTTAATTCCATTCATTAAGAAGGCGGCTTTTCGGTTCATGCAGTTTGACCCAGAGCGTTACCCCTCTGTAGACATGAATTTTGTGCCTACTGCCACCTTGGGCATCATTGCTCGTGAGTATGAGCAACAGCAATTTATTGGTTTGTTGCAGACTTTGGGTGCTGAGACTCCTGTTTTGCCGATTATCCTCAAAGGAATCATTGGAAACAGCAGTTTGTCTAACCGCATGGAGTTGATTGCCAAGTTGGAAGAAATGATGCAACCCAATCCTGAAGCACAACAGATGCAACAGGCTCAACAGCAGTTGGCTATCCAAGCGGCACAGGCTCAGATCGCAGTTTCTACCACTCAGGCTGAACAAAACAGGGCTGAAGCACAGAAATTACTCACAGAGGCACAGTTGATGCCTCAAGAAGTGCAAGCCAAGAACATGGCGGCTGTGACAAAGAATCTTCCGAACCAAGATGACTTGGCTTCCAAAGAGTTTGACAAGAGAGTTAAGATTGCTGAGTTGATGTTGAAGGAAGCAGACATCAAAAACAAGTCTAAGATTGTTGAACTGCAAATGGCTGAGAAAAACAACAAGATTTCAGGCATGGAAGAAGATTTCCTCAACCAATTGACCAAGCAGTTAAGTTCTGCTCAAACTGGTACTGAATAATGGATGTCGAAAAACTCGCCAAGGAGCTAATCCTTAAGAACATGACTCCTGAACAGCAGATGGCTGTTCTTGAAGGCATTAAATCTACTGTTGCTGAAGCCAAAGAAGTACAAAAACGCAAGATTGGCGAGAATGTTGATCTAGTTGTCCAAGCACTCAAGAAGATTGAGGCTGACATTCGCTCTCGCTATGACGATGTTGGCAATGCCATTGAAAAGCGTGTTGCTTCTATCAAAGATGGTCGTGATGGTAAAGACGGCAAGGATGGAAGGGATGGCAAAGATGGAAAAGCAGGTCGAGATGGCGCAAAGGGTGATAAGGGTGACGCTGGTAGAGATGGGCGTGATGGAGTGGATGGTGTTGATGGTGTTTCTGTTACCTCTGCTCGCATTGATTTTGATGGTAGCCTTGTCATTGTCCTGTCTAGTGGTGTTGAACTCAATGTTGGTGAAGTTGTTGCTCCTGATCTTGCAGAACGCATCAAAGTCATTACTAATGGTGGCGGTACTTCTCAGTCTGTTCTTGATACTCTAGCCTCCCTACAGACCCAAATCAATAACCTGATTCCTAGCCAAACAGGAAACTCAGGAAAGTTCTTAACTACCAATGGTTCAGCCCTGTCTTGGGCTTCTGTTGCTGGTGGTTTGAGTTACCAAGGCACATGGAATGCTTCTACCAATACGCCCACATTGGCAAGCAGTACAGGAATCAATGGCTACTACTACATTGTTGCAACTGCTGGCTCTACCAATCTAAACGGCATCACTGATTGGGCGATAGGAGATTGGTTGCTGTTTAATGGTTCTGTTTGGCAGAAGATTGACCAATCAGAGACATTGCAATTTGTCACATCTGCTGATGCCAGTGTCACAGTCACAACAACAGGAACAAATGCTGATCTTGCTGTTTATTCCTCTCCAAGACTGATTACTCAGGTTCGCAATGAGACAGGCGCAACGCTGACAAAGGGAACAGTTGTCTACATCAATGGTGCTTCTGGCAACAAAGCCACTGTAACCAAGGCTCTTGCAACAGGGGACACTACTTCTGCCCAAACACTTGGTTTGATTCTGGCAGATATTTCAACAAACAATAACGGTTATGTGATTTTGGCTGGCGACATTGCAGGGTTAGACACTTCTGCATTTGCCGCTGGCACACAGTTGTATTTGAGTTCTTCTACGGCTGGCGCATACACATCTACCAAACAATACGCACCTAACCACTTGGTTTATGTGGGTGTTGTCACTCGTAGCCATGTGAATCAAGGCTCAATTGAGGTCAGGATTCAAAACGGCTATGAGATGGATGAGTTGCACAATGTGTCTGCTCAGAATGCCACCAATGGTCAAGTGTTGATCTACAACGAAACAACTGACTTGT